CCTGCTCGTTCTGGTGGTGTCATTCCTTCTGCGACTGGCGCACCCATAACACACAAAACAATTTCTGTATCGTCACAAAATTCTAGGATAGTAAAACGTGAGTCTGGTGTCACACGCCCCATGCGGAGTTTGCCAACAACTTTTGGACCGTAATGGTCGATAAGCCATTGAGCGGTTTTGGTGTACGTAAAAATTGTGTCATCTGGTACTAGGTTGTCTGGGTCTTCGTTTGGTGCAGCGTAAGTGTCTAGCGGATTACGGATGGACCAGGTTGGTGTCAACGTTTTGAAATCTGGGCGCAAATATACTGGGCTGGATGAGTATGCAAGGAAGTGTCTTGCACGTCGACGCATTTTGAGTCCCATTTTGTTTTTGTCCCAGTATGACAAAATAACTTTTTTGCGAAGGCGGGCTTGTTCTTGTGAGTCTGCGTTGTTTTGTTTGATTGGTGGGAAGAATGGCATCGGCATTGTTGATGCGATACGCATAGAGGTTTGGTCTAAGCCTTGTACGAGTAGGTTTGCTACGTTGGTTCGTGCGTTGCGGTCAAGTTCTGATAACGGTATTACGATGTCGCCATTGGCGAGGTCTCGTACTTCGCGCATGCGACGCAGGATGGGTCCTTGTGCTTCGCGGCGGGCGTTGTAGAGGGCTACGATTTGTTCAACTGATTGCACTGTTTGTAGTTCTCCTACAGTAGATGGCTATGCCAACAATACTATACTCAGTTACCACTCAGCATCCATGAAGGTCGCCATTGTCGTGGTGGGAGTTTTATGCCGCCGACTGTTGGGAAGTGTAGTTCTGCAAACCAGTTTGCCATTACAAGGTCGGTACCATTTTTTTTGTCGGGCGACCATTTGGTGAGTTCGTCTACGAGTGCAAGTGTTTTCCAGTTGCCGCGCATTGTTGGTAGACGTACTGCTCCTGAACGGTAGAGGGGTGGGAGTAGTGCTTCGATACCAAGTTTTTCGTCGAATTTGTTTCGGTGTGTTGTGTGGGGGATGATGTTTACCATTTGTCGTGATTGCCATTTGCGAACAAAGTCGTGGGCTAGGAGGAATCGTTGGGCGGCGTTGACCTCAACCACGATGTGTGATACAGGGTAGCCGTAACTGAACGCACGATTAGTCCAATCTTCCAACAGTCCAGAGTATTCCCCTGTTGAGGTGTCATAACCTAAGAGTTCTTCGGCGGTAAGTTTGATTCGTTCGACGTCTATCAAATATCTGAGGTTTGTTGCAGGCTGGTACAGCCACCATTGGATACCCCAGAACTGTGATGGGGATGGGTCAACAGAAATCAGTGAAATGACTGGCGGGGTGAGTCCTTCAGGGACTTGACCTGGTAAACGGTCGTTATCAATACAGCCAGGGTAGAGAACACCGTCGGGACCAAGCCCACCTGTTATCCACACCCTAGAGATTAGGTTGGTGTCGTCTGCATCGTCTTCTTGTTGGTAGACAACTTTGAATGTGCGCGGGTTTGAGTACCTGATATATGATAAATCTTTCCAACCGAGACGTTGCGGGTCCAGTAATGGTCCTTCGGGGTACGGTTTGGCATCATATCGACGTGATTTTGGACCGTCATCTAGTTCAGGGTAATACGATTTGTACACAATGTGCTTGTATTTAGACGATTTGACTGGTTCTGTGGCAGCAAATGACTCTGGTGTGGTCATGTCTGACCCGTCATAATCTTCTTCGTCGATGTCATACGAGATTTTGTTGAGGCAATGAGCATACAAATCGCCTGAACCCAACCGCTGACCTACGACAGCGAGTAGTCCTGCTGGGTCTACACGGGCTTCGGCTACTTGGTCCCACCGTTCCAACAGTTTGTCGCGAGTATTTCCCTCACGGGCGTTATCTACTGAGGCTACGTCGTCGAACAGGCAAAGGTCTGCACGGTGTCCAATGTATTCTGAGTCAATTCCGTATGCACGGACGGTTGGTTCTTTGTTATCTAGCCCGTTGCCGTCAAGTTGTTCTACAACGAACTCTTCTGCCCGCCATAACGCGCCTTTGTCGGATGGTTTGAAACGACCGTAGTCCACTGACAGGCATCCTTGAGCGTCCACCGCTAAACCTTTTTTAACTATTTCTGGGTCTGGGTGGATTGGTTGTTGACGTTCCAAAGTTTCGCGGATACGTCGGCTGTATTGTTTTGCCATTGCTTGGGAGATGGAACCAATCATCACACGGATGGCACGGTTACGGACAATGGACCAGACGGCTACGTCGTGGAAGAGGGTGGATTTGCCTGCTCCTGGTGGGACGTTTAATACAACAAATTCTTTTTCAGGGTTTTCTAACATGGCTACTAGGGTCACGGCTGCTTCTACTTGCCACGGGGAAGGGACACGCCCTAAGTAATGTTTTCTAAAAAAGTCAAAGTCATGTAAGCCACGTAGGGCTTCGTCGCATAGACGGTTGTGGGGGATGGCAGGTAGCAGGTTGTTTGATTCGTCGAGGTCTTGTTCGTATTGACGGTATTGTGCGCCGCCTTCTCGTGATTTAGTTTTGGTGACGGCTAAGACTGCTGCGTCTAGTTTGGCTTTGGCTGCTTTGGATTGGGCTAACCAGCGTGAACCTGTGTTGATGTGTACACCTGAGATACGGCTGGCTTCGGTTATTGAGGAGCCTGCTGCTATGGCTGCGAAGAATCTTTGTTTGTCTTCGGGGTTGACTTTACGTTTGGTTCCCATGTAGGGATAAGACTACTTCTTTTTTTTATCTTTATTGCCAAAGAGTTGCTGGATGGCTAATGTTCCAAGTGAACCCGCAGCGGCACCTACAGTACCAATAACTGGACCAACCTTTTTTATAGCAGTCTTTGCGCCAGCAGCAGTATATCCAGCAATTTTTGTTGCTTGGTTTTCTGCTTTAGTGATTTGTCCTTGAAGTGTTCCAGCCATTTGTTCGAGGCTTCGTATTGGGGTTTGAACAAAAGTTTGTTTTCCAGGAAATGAACCTAATTCTGTAAACACAGTCCCAGGAATACTTTTAAGTTTTCCGCCCGCATTTGGTAATTTTGATGCAAGGTTTGCAAGTGCATTACCCATGTAATCTTCGGCGGCGTTTATACCAATACCTATCGCTGTATTGTTAACTTTGCTTTTTACATATGAACCAAGACCTGCGGCTGGTCCAACTCCACCAAACGTTACAGCCATTACAGCAGTTTTTGCTACGTTTCCTTTAGAAAGGTTTGACCCTGCGATAGATGTTCCTAGTGGTGTTCCGCTTCCTGCAAAACCTTGTCCAGCAGTTTTAACTGGTGTTCCACTTCCTGATGCTGGTCCTACATAGGCTTTACCTGTTCCAGGTGCTTTATAGTTTTTGCCTGCGATACCCACTGATGCTGAACTGGCTGGTGCTGGTGTGGAGTAGTTGGCTTTAAAATCTGCGAGAGACATTCCGCGTGTGTCAGAGGTAGCAGGTGTGGAAGTTTTCTTTTTTGCCATGTTGCAAGAATAGCAGACATGTGGTATTGTCATTGCACACCTGTCGGGAGACAGTAAACGAGCAAGTCCCACCCTAGATGAATAGGATTGGGCAACCAAGGGTTGTGCACCGTTTGCGTGGTGTGGGGCTTATCCACGGGAACGTGGTTCGACCTCCATGCTTGATGTGGGGGAGCAGCGTTATGAACGTCATTTCATTAAATTTGGTGTCGGCTAGAAAGATTGGCTACGGCGACCTGTCCTTTGTAGGGCGAACTGTGGGGGGAGCATTACTTTGCTGATTGTTAAATACGCTGGCGCGTCGCATGCGCGACTTGCCCTCAACTGACACGGTGCAGCCAGTCTGAACATTCTTAACCTCTGCGGAAAAACATAAACGATGCTCTAAAAAGAAGTGTGTGGAACTTGAACTGTAAGACAGCCCAACCTGCTCCTTCCAAGGCATGGGTCAAACTCGAAACGTATCACGCCAAAGACGTTAGACGACAACCAGCAAAAAGAGTGAAAACATCTCACACCACTAACCAACCCCCCCACCCCCACCAGCGCTCGGCAGACCCCCAGTTGTACACAT